TTAGGTTTGAGATTTATTAAATGCTTTTTCTCGCAGCTTTGAATAGATGTTTAAGCGTTCAAATTCACCCAAAACAATATCTATATTATCAACAAACATATCGTGCAAGTAGGATTCTAATTGATATGTTTGTGTATGATAATTAATAACCGGTGCATCAATTATGTTTTCGGATGTAAATTCTAACGGTTTTGTTCTTCCTAATTTACAGCCCTCTAATATTTCTTGTAATAAGATATGATATAAAAAGCGATTCATGCCTATATCTTTTTGTTCTGAAATATTAGAGGCATCCGGCATCTCATCTGTAATTACATGTAAAGTGAGCGTAACAAGGCGAGGTTTATTTTTACCTTGCCCTTGCATTGTATAATCTACAAAAATTGCAGGTAATGAAAAATACTCATACAATTCAGGTTCATAAGGTTGCGATCGGAAAACATCTATAAAGAAATCTCCATTCAAATTGCGTTCGGCAAACTTATGTTTGTTTGCGTCAATCACTTTGTAAAGTTCTAATAATTGTGCTAACATATTTCTTATTTTAATGCCCTTACAAAGCGGGCTTTGATATGTAATAAAATTCTTTTTTCTAAAGTATAACTATTGCCAATAAAAGGGCGCGCCGGTACTTTTATATTCAATTTGCGAATATGTGATTTTATTGTGTGTGCCTTTACTGTTTCTTTGCGCCCTTTTCTTTTACGCGTAAAACTTTTTTTGTCATGTTGCTTTACTGCTACATTTTCGTTGATAATGCCGCCCTCATTATGAATTTTTGCGTAGGGTACATCTGTGCCAATAATAACAGCATCTGGCGTAGCAGATATTTTACGAATACTTCGTTTTAATCTACCTGTATTTACAAGTAGCGTTTGGCTTTTCTTTTTACCGCCACTTCGATTGTTTTTTCGTGGTTTCCAAGCTGTTTTTGTTTTATCAAGCCATGCTTGCTCGCGAAATCGTTCTTTGCTAAAATTCACCGCAATAGTAGCTACTTCGGCAGGTAGATGACTATGCGCCTCAACGAGTGCATCTATCTTTTTTGTAAAATCAGAAATATCAACTTTTGCCATGATTGCGTTAAATTACATTGCTGTTTCTGCGCTTCGAACAACTCTCAAAAACATTTCAGTCATCCATCGTTCAAGTTCGGCAGTATTCATACCGTTTACACTTTGATGTGTCGGTGTGAAGCCTTTAATAAAGCTATCAATATTAATAGTAATATTTTTTGTTTGACTACCGCCCGAAATACCTTTTGCATCAGCAGCAATATTATTACTGTTGGTTGTTGTGCTTGTAGCTTTTGGATTTGTTTCTGTCTGCGAAGTTTCTGCTTCTGCTGTATTGCTTTTCTCCTCTTTAAGTTTGGCTTTAGCCATTTCTTGAGTGTAAGCATTATTAAAATTGTCTTTTAGATTTTTTGTTTTGTCTGCTGCGTTTTTAGCTGCCGTTGCGCCTGACATATCGGCAACACCTTTTTTAGCATCATCCCATGCACCGGAAAAATCTCCATTAAAAAGCTTTTCTATTGCACTACCCATAGCCCCAAGACCACTTAAAAGCCCTTTAATTCTATCTATTACATAATCCTTTAATATTTTGCCAAATCCTTTTACAACTTCCCAAACACCTTTTATTATTGCTCTAAATTTGTCAAATTTATTATATGCTACAACCAAGCCACCAATAAGCGCACCTACAAGCAACACAATTATTCCAATAGGATTGGCACTTGCCGCCACATTAAATAACCATTGTGCCGCAGTTACTGCAACTGTAGCTATTTTTAAGCCAACCATAGCAATCGTTTGTGCTACAATCTTCGCGTTTAAAATAGCCCATGCAGTACCTAAACCTACAAGTACGCCACCGATAATATCAAGATTTTCGATGATAAATAAAGCCCCTTTTCCAATAGCCGACAGAATAGGCAAGAATATTTCGCCTATTTTAATCATTTCTACCTTTATTTGATTTTGCACAATCTTCCAACTTTCCATTGGTGTAAGCGAGTCGGCATAGGCTTTTTCTAATGCTCCTTGTGAGCCGACAGTTGCATTTATAGCTTTTTCAAGTCCGGTTACATCTTGCATTAAAGTAGAAAAACCAAGCGTACTCATTTGGTCAAGTCCCAATTTGTCAAATTTTAGCATACGCTCTTTATCGCTTAAGCCTGCCATTTGCTTGTTGATGTCATTTACAATATCAACTATCGGGCGTATTTTTTTTGTAGCGGGGTCAAATACATCAACGCCAATACTTTTAAATCCACTTACATATTTGCCTGTTTCTTTATCAATTTCGCCAATTGCTGTCCGTTGGTCTGATAGTGCGCGCATAATTCCCTGTAATGCGGTTGTAGATTGTTCGGTGCTCAACTTACCTGTTAATGAAGCATAAGCCCCTGCGGTTTCGTCAAGAGCAAACCCTACATTTCGGGCTAATGGTATCACTTTGGGTAAATACTGCGCAATATCTTTAAACTCGGCATTACCCTCTTTTACAGTAGCGAAAAGTACATCGTACACTTTATTTACATTTTCACCGGACGACATCATAGTTGATACCGCTGCCGATGCAACTGTTTCAATATCTGTAAAACCTGCTTTAGCAGCTCGCAAAGTTGGTTCTAATGCTTCTAATGATTGATTGACATCAAGACCTGCCGAGATAATCCGGTTGAATGCTTTTGGCACTTCTTCCAACGGCGCAACATTTCGCCCCCCAATTTCGAGTAATTGGTTGGAAAGTTTAGCTAATTCATCCTTGCTTAGTTCGGCAGTTACATTTATTTCAGCCATTTTCTCGTGCCATTCATTTGCTCGCTTGGTACACGAAACAATACCAACACCCAAAGCTAAAACAGCAGCCGTAACCAAAGCATAAGGATTGGTTAGCAAACTAATAGCTTGCCCAACGCCCGGAACTTGTTCTTTAATAGCCTCAAATGCTTTTATATTACCCATTTTGAAACTATTTAATTTTTCTTGCATTTGTCCGCAAGCTTTATCTACATGCTTTTTTGCGCCGTCAAGTCCTGATTTTAGATTGTTTTTTAAATCAATCAGTAGTTGTAATTTTGCTACTCCTGATGACATTTTGTTTTGTTTTTAAAAAATTTATATCTTTGTATTCAAATTAATTGAGTACCGATGTAAATCAGAGCCGGGCGATGAGCTGGTCGACATGTTTTCGGTACTCTTTTTTTATGGATTAATACTAAAAGCATAAAGCTTTTCTTCACATTCATTGATTACTTCCGTATTTACAAGCCAAGTTTTGCCCTCTAATTCTATCGAATATAAGTTATAACCAGTAACACCCCTGTTGCGTTTTTTTACATAGTTATCTTTTAATTTATCCAATTCCTTAGGCTCTATGAAATTCAACTTATCAAGATGATTAAAAAGACGATTAACCAAATGTTTATTGTCTGCATCTGCTAAGTGAGATAGTATGTTTTTTGCCGATTTACGAGAAACAATTAAAGTTCCGGTATTGATATTAGCCAATTCTTTTTTGTGGTCGCCCTCCGGTATATGCTTGCTTATTCAATCCGTCCAAATGCGGTCAATATGTCGATTAACTTGTTTACTATATGATTTTCGCACATCATCTGGAATGCCATTGAAAAATGGGTGTTTCGATGGAAATATAAGCCCCGTGTCTGCCAAATTGGTGCGGAACATCATTGGAATATTTACTTCGGGCGTTGCTTGGTCGGGCGTTGCTGTGTCGCCAACAGACTGTATAGCTTCGCACCGGCAACCGTAGCCATTTGGGGGGTAATGTGTGCGCCAAAAGGCGTCATCAATATGCTTCGTTATGCCATCTAATACCCTATGGCTATCTCGCACACTACTATCGCCAACAGTTTGGTATTGAAGTAGCGGTATAATATGTGCTTCCTTTTTGAAATCAACCCACCGAGCCGCGTTTTGTGCGCTTGTAATAGCCATATCGTACTCGGTTTTCATCCACTTTACATTGTATGTATTACATATTTTCAATGCCTCATCTTTCCACTCAGAAAATTCGCGCAATTTTCCACTGTCATCTTTCAACGCTAAAGTCAAATCACGCAAATTGTGATAATTTTTTGCACCGCTAAAATGCCAAACATTACGAGTAAGCCTATCTAACATTTCAGTATCAGGCGTAGTGTAATTTGCTTTTGCTGTAAATGCCTTATTTACTTTTTCGTTGAAACTATCAGCAATTAGTTGTAATAATTCGGCATCTGTTTTTTGCACTTTCCCTGTGTACACATCGTTTAGCAATCGTTGTGTTTCTTTATCTAATAAGTTGATATACTCAGGCGGCAATTCGTCCAATGCAACGGCGTGATTGCTTGCGCAACGCGGACAAATATCGGCGTATAGTAAGGGAGTAAGTTTCGCCTTTGCTTTCTCCCTTACTGAAAATTTCCCGAAAAACCACCAAGCGGATTATACTCTTTTTTGCCTGTAATAGGTAAATTGAATGTTTTGGCAATTTCTTGCTCATCTAAATCGTAGTTGTTTAGTGCTTCGCTGGTAATTTTCCACTGTTCGGTAAGGGTTAAATCTTCGGTTTCGTCAAATTGGAAGCCCATTTTTGTATTATCAAAAGGGAAACCAAGACTTTGCAACAATGGAAATAAGTCTTTTGTTACCGCAAACATTATCATTCGTTTGTCTGCCAATGAAATTTTATCATCAAGCGTTGCTTGGTGTACTTCGGTTTGCGCTCTATTTGCGCCCTCGTCTGTCATAGTTGTACTGCCAAGAAAGCGTTTACTTACTTGCTCATCGTGGAATTTGGCAGGCTCTAAATACACTTTTTCGGGGTTACCCGCATTGGCTAATGCGTGTACCTGTATATCCGTACCGGTAGGCAGCACGCCTGTACCGGCTTCGCCTAAATTCTTAAGGGCTTTATCTATCCTATCTACATCTTGTTTGTTCGATGTAGTTGCTGTAATTAAAGGCATACCGAAACGCTCTGAAAATTCGGCATTCGCTTGTATTAAGTTGCGTTTCCAAATCACATTTGGTGCAACATCATTAATTAATCCGAACTTACTACTGTGGTTAATTTCTATCACATTAGGCAGTTCGGCATAATTGATAAAGGTAGAGCCGGAAACTTCCAAATAAATACGCTTTTTTTGTGGGCAAACATTACGATGTGGAATAATATCGAAGCGTACATCATCGCCAACACGGAAAAACTGCAAAACGCTATACTTCCGATTAATGGCTTCCAATGCTGCATCTAAAAAATCGTAAAACCACTTATTGTTTAAAAAGTCGGTTTGTTCGTCAAATTTTGCACCTGTTTTACGGTCTGTTACATAAAACCGATGGTTCAGCGTAGCAGCTTTTCGCACATCTTTAACCGATGATAAATGAGCATCAAGCGAAATATCATCAATCAAATCTTGCAACAAAAACCAACGCGGGTCTTCGGGATTTTCGGCAGCCGTGATGGACTGCCGCCACTTTTGTATATCCTTACGGTTACGGTCTTGAAATTCTTGTTGAAGTTTCAATACTATATCACTTGTAGCCGCCTCTTGTGGTTTGGTTTCGGCTCGTGGTCTAAAAATATCTCTAAGGGTCATCAGGCTTAATATTTATTGTTCTTTTTTTTATTCTATTTTTTATAGAATAAAATCTTTTATGAAAAATATCTTTTTATGGCTATTGATAGCTTTATTTATTGCATTAATTCTTTTTACTCAAAGTGGTTTAATTTCTTTGATAAATAATTTTGCATTTGGCTTTTTATTCATGCTTTTCAACATTCTGAAAAAACAAGATGTTTAGTTTTACCATTTATGATTTTCCGGTTGTCGGCTATTAAACCGAAATTCGCTGTATTGCTCGCCGGTAGTTTCATTTACTACCGGTGGCAACTCGGTGGGCGTTGTGCCGTTACCTACATCTTTGAGCCAATCAATCGCATCTTGGTAGCGTTGCTGCCTGTGTTCGGGTATATCTTTCGTTCCCGTTTGACTATACAAGTGGTATAGGGCTATGTCTATTGTAATGGTTACAATCCATTGGTCGCGTGTATCTACTTGTTCACCGTTATTATTCCCTTTGGCAGGTGGCAATAAGGGTGTGAATATTTGATTACAGTTGTAGCGTTTACCAATGCGATTGCGTATTTGGGCAATGGCTGTATTTTCTGCGCGTATTAACTTGGCGCAGATGTAAAATTCTGTATCGGTAAGCAATCGCACAATTTCTTGTTTAATCTGCATGGCATAATCGCTTTCTTGAATAAATCTCATAGCTAAAATCTATATTTGTTTGTTCGTGGTGTCGTTTTTATTTCAAAAGTGGCTACAAAGGTCACAGCATTAACATCTGTAAATGCACCATGTAAAGCATCTAAGAAGTCCTTTGGTATTTTTGCCCCTTTTTGAAAATCTAAATAAGTTTCTCTTGCTAAAACTTGGTCGGCATTATCTTTTTCGTCTATATTCCAAAACACATTGAGCCGCTCAAAAAAATCGCTTATTCCCTCAATACGGTCGTCTTTATCGCCCTTACGCGCTTTGCTTGGTATTATAGGAATATAATAATTCCTTTCATCGCCCTCACTATCAAAGTCATTCACAAATTCACTCATTGCAAACAATCCCTCAAATTTGTATGCTATATTGTCGAACTTATCAAGCCGTTTATCTTCATAAATATCATATAGCCATTTTGCAACCTGCGTGCGGGTTGTTTGACGAAAAAAGATGTGCAAAATGTGAAATTGTCGTTTGATTTTCCCTAATGCAACAATTGATTTGTGGCAAGCTTCGTCTTTCCACGATAAGTCGCCATAAAAACAAATAGCATCATATTTGTGATATGGTAATATTTTAGTGTATTGTAACCATTCGGCTTTAAAAACTTTACCTTCTTCAATGTGCGTATTCATAAATTCGCGCATAAAAGAACGGTAGGGCATACTTTTAAATTTCTTTTTCCAATATCCCGCACTTGTTTTTTCTACCCAATTAGGTTCAAAAGTGTTTATGTCTTTAACTGCATCAACTCTCAAATGAAAAAACACATGTGATTCTTGCGCTTCTTTTGCTTCCTTTATTTTTTGTAGAATAAACTCTTTTAAACGGTTGGTTATGGAGTTCTTATGAAAGTTGTTGTTTGCATAAACAAATCGTTCGGTTGCATCATCATCGGAATCAAAACAACCCCAAATATCTTCTGTGATAAAATCAATGGCTTCCGACATTAAATCGTTGTTTTTTAGATGTTTCTTACTATCCACATCATCGACAGCGATATAATCGGGGCGTTCTGCTTGTTCGCGTGCGCCGCGAGGGTCTTGCCCAAATCCTAATGACATAAAGCGCACACCGTCAGAAGTCATAAAATTTCCATCCGACCAATCTCCTTGCTGAAACTTGTTGCCGTAATCGTTTTTTAACCTGTGATTATATTGTAATTGAGCTTGAATGCCCGATAAAAGTGCTTTTGCTTTTGGTTCTGTTTTACCAACTAAAAGCATGAATCTTAAATCGTTTTTAGCAAGGTATAAGTACAAAGGAATACCCATATCTATATGCACCGATTTACCGGATGAACGGTATGCTTCAAAAAGTGCTTTTACTTGTTTGTTTTTAATAATGGCATTTGCCATTTTTTTATGAAACCAAGCACATTTCTTTTTCGCATAATTAGGGAAATAGTATTCAAACCAAGTAACATATTCCTTTTCAAATTCGGCAATGCGTTTTAGCTTATCAGCATGCTTTTCGTTGATGTTGATAGAGGTTGCCTGTGAGATACGAATACAATGTTTGTCGTAATCAGACAGTAATTTGATATATTTAGCATCGTTACTTGCCATTATAGCTCTGTACTTATTAGTTCTTGTAAAAACATACGATTGAATTTAGTGTCTTCGGCAGCTCTTTTTGGGTCAATACCTGCCATCCAATAATCACGCTTTATTAAGACATCGCGAACAACTTCAATAGAAAGCTTACTATTCATGTAATCATAAGCTTTCATTACCTTGCTTAATGAATCTGCATCAATGCCTTTTATATCATTGCCGTCTGCATCTTTCCGGGCTTCACCTTTAGCTATACGAACGGCTTCTTGTAACAGAATCTTTTTTAATTCTGTGGGACTTGATGTGAATAAATCTTTTGTTGTATCCCAATTGTATTTATCACGCCAAGCGTATATTGTCTTGATGTTTCGCCCTAATTCGTCAGCTATTGCTTGTGGAGTTAAGCCTTTTTCGACATAAAGCATTTCGGCATAATTTGTTTCTGCCGGTGTTACTTCTTTTTTGACTTTTTCATCTGCTTTTTTTGCCATTTTCAACTATAATTTTCTGCAATATTATTCAATAAAGAGGGGTTGATTGGTGGGTGCATTAAAGCCGTTTTACGATTCTGTAAAACGGCTTTAATATTCTTTAAAGTCGCTTTAATAAGGGTTTGCAAGCGTGTGTTTCGCCTTTTAGATTTGCATCGAAATTCAATCGCGAAATATGCTTTTTAAAGAAATAAATAAGAAACACGCCGAAGCCAAACTATACGGCAACATTGGTAGTTGGTACGCCAATGGCGACAGTTTTACCGAATTGTTGGATATGGTAGAAGCGAACAAATACGAAGAGTTGACTATTCGCATGCACTGCTACGGTGGCAGCGTATTAGAGGGTACTGCCATGTATAATGCTATGCAACGCACTAAATTGAAAATCAATATAATCATTGATGGTGTAGCGGCAAGTATGGGTTGTTTCATTTTACCGGCTATTGAGAATGTTTTTATTGCCGATAATGCTTTCGGGATGATTCACCGCCCCTCATGCATTGAGGGTGGCGATGCCGATGCACATTTGCAAACAGCTAAACTATTGCGCGATATGGAAGGCTCTTTTATTAAACGCCTTACCGAACGCACCAACCTAACAGCCGAAGGAGTAACAGCAATGTGGTTTGATGGTAAAGACCATTGGCTTAATGCTGATGAAATGGTACGCTATGGAATTGCCAAAAAGGTAGTTCCGGCAACGGCAAAAAACATCAAAAACTTAGATATAAACGCTGTCGAAAATTTGGGAGTAGAAGCAATCTACAACCGTTTTTCGGCTTGTTTGGATAACAATAATATTAACCAAAATTCAAAATTAACAATGAAGAATTTATTGATTGCCGCCTTTGCTTTGCAAGGCGTAACGGCAGAAAGTGAAGATTCTGTCGTGCTTGCTGCATTGCAAGCGAAATTCAAAACGGTTACAGATACAGCCGACCGCCTCGAAGCCGAAGCGAAAGCCAAAACCGAAAATCAAATTAAAGCATTGCTCGACCAAGCACAGGCTGCAAACAAGTTTGTTGCTACCAATGGGCAAAAAGTAGAGGACATCCGAGCTACTTACGAAAAAATCGGACAAACGGCAGGTATTGATGCGTTGGCGACTGCGTTAGGCGGTTTGGGTACTCCTACGCCTATTGCTCAAATGATTAAGCCGGATGCGCAAGGCGGCGAAAGTACAACCAAAGATTGGGATTACTATCAAAAAAACGATGTGAAAGCATTGGAAAAAATGCAAGTGGAGAATCCTACCCAATTTGCCGAATTGTACAAAGCTAAATACGGCAGCAATCCGGCATAAATAATCGGAATTATTAATTTTTAATCATTTATAAAATGGCTACAGTTTATAGAGAAGTATGGACGAATGAGGTTATCAAAAGAACTAATTCGGCTATCAAAGATTCGTTTTTGGACGGTATTCCCGACAAATCGCAGTATGTAACCGGCGATGACGAAACGCAAGTAATTAACTCCACTTTCTTTGGCGTAGAACCCGATGTGTTGATTAACAACACCACTTACCCTATTCCGATGCAAGAACTTAAAGGTACAAATGTGCCTATTGTGTTGGATAAGTATCAAACCAAAGTAACTCCTATTACCGACGATGAGTTGTATGCGTTGGCGTACGACACGATCAAAGAGGTAAAAGACTCGCACGCTGATGCAATTGTTCGTTGGCGATTGAAAAAAGCGGCTCACGCACTTGCGCCTAATAGCAATACTGCTAAAACGCCGGTTATCGTTACTACCGGAAAGGTTACCCCTGATGGCAAACGCAAACGCTTGGTTTGGGAAGATATTATCACTTTGCGCGAAAAATATGCCGCCGCTGAAATTGATGTTGAGGGTATGCGTATTGTTTTATGTCCCGACCATGTGAATGACCTTTTATTGGAAGATAAAGATTTATTCAAGGTTCTTACCGATTGGCGCACAGGTGTGGTACAAGGTCAACTTGGTTTTGAAATCCGATCGTATATCGCTAACCCTTATTTCGATGCGAAAACATTGAATAAATTGTCTTTTGGAGCATTGCCAAGTACTGATGCTCGTATGGCTTCGGTAGTGTTTACTCCACAATTGGCGCGTAAAGCTACCGGTAAGACTAAAATGTATTATTCGGAAGCTAAAACCGACCCGCAAACCCAACAAAACCTCATTAATTTCCGCAACTACTTCGTTGCGTTGCCATCGGTAAACGAGGCTATTGGGGCTATTGTTAGTGCGGCTGTATAATCAACTCAAATAAATAACTAAAAGCCCTAAATATGGGTTTAGGGCTTTTTTAAAATCAAAATTATGTTACAAGTAACATCAGCACAAAAAAAACAAGCTGTTGAATTGGCTAAAAAGCACAGCGTAAAAGAGTTGTTTATGAATAACAACGGCGAATTTTTTACTGCCGAAAATTTGGCAGCCATTTCTGTGGGCGGCAAAAAAGAATTGTACGCCAAAATTGAAACTTCGTATAACGAAGCTTCGGGCTTGAATAGCAAAAAAGCAGATGAGCTAATTCCGCTTATCGCGACTATTGAAAGTGTAGAAGAATTACAAAGCATCTTAGATGCTGAAAATGCGGATAAAAAACGCTCAACTGTAATTACTGCTATCGAAGAAAGAGTAAAAGAACTTAAAGCAGAATAAACCATGAGTTTACGAGGTGTAACAATAAAAGAGGGCAAAATCGGCAGTAATGTAGCAGGCGACAACCGTGAGTTTGGTCTTGTTTGCAATGGTATTGCCGTTATTGGTGCGGGCAATGTGTCTGGCTTTTCGCTTGGCGCATTGCTCGTGCTACGCCGCCCTTCCGATGCAATAGCATTGGGTATTGACGAAAATTATGATACCGCTAACGATGTACAAGTATATCGGCATATCTCCGAGTTTTATCGCCGTGCAGGCGAGGGCAAAGTATTGAATGTGATGATTGTGGGGCAAAGCAAAAAGCCTATTGATATGATTGCTGATGCTAAGGTGTTGGTTGTCGAAGCGGGTGGCAGTATTTCAGATATTGCTTTTGCATATAATCCGGCATCTACTTATGTAGATACTTTAGTTGATGGCTTGAACGCTGATATAAAAGAGGCTATTCCCGCCTTACAGTCGTTTGCACAATGGTGCGATGAGCATGACATGCCACTACATACCATTTTAGAGGGTCGCGCTATAAGCGAGAATCTTTCGAGTGTTGCCGACTTGCGCGACTTAAAAAATGGCGATGCGACATTAGAAGCAACTAAAGTAACGCTTGTCGTTGGGCAAGATTGGAACTACGCCGATGGTCTTTCGGATATGGGTAAAAAGTTTGCCGATATTGGTACTTATTTGGGCGTAATTGCTTCGGCTGCTTGGAATAGAAATCCGGGCGAAGTAGAAAGCCAAAATCTAACCGATGCCACCAATGGGATTTTTATCGTTGGCGGGTTGAGTAATCACAAAAAATATAGTGAGGCTTTCGATATGCTCGAAACGCTCAACGATAAAGGCTATGTTTTCCCAATTCGTTATCAAGGCGTTTCGGGCTATTGGTGGAACGATGGGCATGTGTGTGCCCCAATTGTTGTGGATAAAGACGGTAGCATGAACCAACATACTGTCTATTACAGCCACACGATAGACCAAAGTAAGCGAGCATTGCGCACCCGCCTGTTGGTAGAAGTGAAAAAGCCGGTACAACTCGAAGATGGCAAATTGCCTGCTTCTATGGTTGGTTATTACAACGCTATTGGCGATTTGGAGTTCGATAAATTGGCGGGCAAAGAATTGATTTCAGAGGGTAAAACCTATACCGATGCCGACAGCGATTTGTTGGTAAAAAAAGAGTTGAATATGCGCTTTGGTGTAATCCCTACCGGTTGTGTGAATGAAATAATAGGAACTATTAACCTTAAAAATCAATCATTATGATAATCAGACGAATGGGCGAAGTGTATTCGGCAGGCGATTGTGTGGTTACCGTTGCCGGTATGTTCGATGTAAATCCATCTGCTATTGAGTACGGCTACAAATATGCGCACGAATACTCTAAAGGTATCAAGCGTAAACCGCGCGGGTGGCGAATGGGGGGAATTGAGTACGATGCTGGTAAAATCACACTTCCATTAGATGTGATTGCCGAGTTCGAACGCTTTGCCCCTAATGGCGAGATTGCTCGCATTAAGCCATTTCCTATCAATATTACTTTTTTCAACGCCGAAAACGAGATGATACACGATTATGTGTACGCCAAGTTTACCGGCGATGGTAGAAGTGTTACCGGTGACGGCGAACTTGAACGCGAATTAGAGTTATTTATTTTAGACATGCATTTGCATGTAGTTTAAACACCCTTTAAAGTACATTTAAAATGGAAAAAGAAACAAAAAAAGATTTGCCTGTTGGCATTACAGCAGCAATGATCGCCGAAGCTAAAGCAAAACATGGCGAAGACAAAGTAAAAATTATTGCTTTACCTGTGGATGATGAAAGTTCGGCATACAAAGAAGTATTGGCGTGTGTTCCGAGCCGTAATATCGTTGGACAGTATCGCCGTTTTGCTGACACAGACCCAAAGAAAGCCGATGAGATTTTAGTTAAAAACTGTCTGCTTTCGCACAAAGACGAGGTTTTAGCTGATGACGGTTTATTTTATGGTGCATTGTCGGGCATTGCTGATTTGATTCCGGTTAGAAAGGCAATTGTAAAAAACTGTTAGAGCAACTGCCGCTTATTCCGCCATTAAAAGAAGCGGACGCAGGCGGTTGCGATGACGAACAAATTTATTGGATTTACAACGCCCAAATACGCTTTTTCTTTAAAGAGAACCCCGATTTGTTAAGCGATGAGGAGTATGCTTGTAGAATAAAGGAATTGCGTTGGTTGGCAGAAGAAGGACTCTTAAAGGGTATTACATTATGATATTTGATTTTTCGGGGCGATACCAAGCCGCTTTTGGTTTTGTTAGTGGGCTTGTCAGTGGCAAGTTAGATGATAACGGTTTTGCCGATGTTATCAAGTCGCAACACAATACAGGTTACGAAATTGGCGTGTATCTGTGGGATGACAAAACCAAATTTGATGAGGTTTTGCTTTATAACGAAAACGAAGAGTACCTTTTTGGATTTAGTTCTTTGGTTGAAACACAAAGCGAAATATTTGCCACGCCGCCCATGCTAAGTTTAAAGCGCGCTAAAAAGTTAGTGATTACGCCTATCGACAATAGTGATATTGAGGTCGTGGAGCGATACGCAACTGAACCGTGGGAAATTACTTGGCGCGGGCTGCTGGTAGATATGGAGAACCACGAGTTTCCACTCGATAAAATGGAACAATTAAACAAAATTTTTGAACAAAACAGCGTGTGGAATGTGGCGAGCGAGATACTTAATAAAGTCGGTGTACAGGCTTTGTACATCAAAGATATAAACATTGATTTTATTGAGGGTTATGAAGATACTGTTTCTTACAACTTTACCGCTCGCGCCATTAGACCGTTGGAATATCAACTTATTAACGAATAGAAAAAATGAAACGATTTATTTTAATCTTCTGTACTATGCTGATGTATGTAAATATGACAGCGCAGGTTACGCTTGGTAATGTGTTGCTGAAAAATGTTAGTGGGTTCGAAATTAGCGAGAATATTCTCGAAATGTCGAATACGGCTAAAGTTACCATTCCTAAAAATTATGCAAAACTGAAAGACAAAGCCATTTTGGAGCAATTTAAAGTTGCCGATAAGGTCGTGATTGCTTGCGGTTATGATAATAGTTTTGAAACTGAGTTTGTGGGCTATATCCGCGAGATTGAAAGCGATGTGCCGCTTATTATTCATTGCGATGATGAAACTTATCCGCTACGACAAACTAATTACATAAAAAGCTACCAATCGGCAACATTAAAGCAAATACTAACGGATATTATACCGAAAAAGTCAGGTATCACTTTTGATTGTCCTGATGTGAAAATTGGCAAGTATCAAATAGATAATGCAAGCGGTTTTGCTGTATTGCAGGATTTAATGCAGAATTTCGGTTTATATAGTCGTTTACAAAATAGTGTTTTAAAGGTCGGTTTGGCATTTGATTTTGGCGAGAAAACACAATCGCATGAATATGTTATCGGCGAAAATGTCAAGAAAAACGAACTGAAGTATAAGCGTAAAGAAGATTTTAAAGTGCGCTACAAAGCCGTTGCCACTAATCCTAACGGAAAGAAAACAACGGTAATTGTCGGCAATAAAGAAAAAGATGCTTCGGAGCGAACTTTAAACTTTGCCGGACCGCTTACTGAAGACCAATTAAAAGAACGCGCCTTAAGTGTGATGAAAAAAGCCGTATATGATGGCTACACCGGAAGTATTACCGGTTTTGGTTATCCGCGTACTCACGCAGGCGATACTTTGACAATAAAGGATAAAGACCAACCCGAACGAGCAGGTAAATATTTGATTGAGAAAGTAGATATTGTCTATGATGAAAGTGGTGGCTTTTCTCGTAAAAACACATTAAGCTATAAAGTTTAAAACAAGGCGATTTTTAGAGCATAAATCATTTTGATTTATCTGTTATCGTTTTTCATTTTTAAGTCGCTTAAAAACGATTTTAAAGGTAGATTAAAGCAATAAAACAATGGGAGCATTAGAGCAAGCTATCGAGCAAGCTATAAAAAAACAAGTTGGCAACTTACATATAGGGCAAATTCTAACAGGCGTTGCTCGCAAAGTAACTAATACTACTTGTATGGTTGAGCGCGATAATGCTCCCGAATTGCACGGTGTTCGACTTAATGCGATTGATGACAGTTTGCAAAGTTTTATTACAGTAGTTCCGGTTGATGGTAGCAATGTGATTGTTGGGATTATTGAAAATATGAAAACTGAAGCAGTTGTTTTGCGATGTTCCGAAGTCGAAAAGGTAATTCTAAAAATAGGAAATCAAGCCCTTTCGGTCAATAAAGATGGTTTTGTCTTTAATAAAGGCGAAAACGCATTATTAAAGCTAAATGAGGTTGTTACATGGATGGGTAAAGTGTATGATGATTTGCAAACACTAAAAACACAACTTTCAACCCACCCAACAACAGGCGAGGGCGCACCGCTTGGACTTACATTTAATGTTACTACTCCGCAGCCAAAAGCTGCCACATTCGAGGATAAAAACATAAAACACTAATGAACGGAATATTACTCAACGATAGCGATTTGAAAATTGATGTAAAGCGCGATAGTAGTGGATTAATCACCTCTGGGCTTGTAGTAAGCAATATCAATTATCAGCGTGTTCGCTTGATTGTCGAAATGCAAAAAGGCGAATTTAAGGAATTTCCTACGCTCGGCTTTGGCATTGACAATTGGTTGCGCAAAAGTGAGGTGGGTAATATTCGACAAAAGTTTGTAAACGAATTAGAAAAGGAATTACGAAGCGATAATATGAAAACTGCCAAAGTGATATTGGGCAATGATTTAAGCAATTTTAAAGTGAATTTATAACCATGAAACTAACCCTAAACCGCCGCTTTTTTGGTGCAACATACATCATCGGCACACTAAGCATTGACGGCGTGCGCTATTGCGATACGCTCGAAGATAAGAACCGCGACCTTAACCACGATGGCGACCTTAACGATCCCGGCGAGGGAAAAGTAGCCGGCGAAACGGCAATACCTTTTGGTACTTACAAAGTAGTCGTTACCATGTCGCCAAAATTCAAACGAGAATTGCCGCGCCTGCTCGATGTTCCACACTTCGATGGTATTCTTATTCATCGTGGCAATACGGCGGCAGATAGTGCCGGTTGTGTTCTTGTGGGAGAAAATAGAGAAAAAGGAAAGGTTCTCAACTCAACAACCTATGAGGTTGATTTAACCAAACGCATAAAAGCAGCTATCAAAAATGGCGAAGCTGTAACCATTCAAGTTGTATAGCAATGAAAGAAGTAATAACCACAACAGCCATAGCTGCCGGCACCGGTTTTTTCGGTTGGTTATATGGAAAGTTACAAACGCCACGCGAAAAGAAAAAAAGCGATTTGCAGCTAATCAATGAGGCTATCAAGCCATTGCTTGAGTCGATTAAGGATTTAACCGAACAAATAAAAGAACTAACGAACAAGCTGCTTGAAGAGCAAGATAAAGTCTTGCGTTTGCTCGATGAAAAAACAGCATTACTCAAAGAGCGCGGCGAACTCATCGACAAAATCGAAAAATTAGAAAAAACGATAAACTGCCTTAATAAAAAGATTAACGAATTTATAAAAACCGAAAAATGAAAAAACTACTATTTCTCGCCATAATGGCGATTGCCCTAATGGCGTGTAAAACCACAAAAACAGCATCAAGCTACGAGCAAAACAGTACAGCCACCGCCGTAACCGAAAGCAAAGAAGTCGCTAAAAAGGAAGCAGCTACCGAAACTGCTACCAAAGTAACCGACCGCAGTACAATTGACAGTAACGAGGTGGGCGAAACGACAACCGTTTATTTTTCCGCACCGGATTCAACCGGTAAGCAAAGTGTAACAGCTATTACAACAACCACATATCAAAAAGGCAGCCAAATTAAAAACGATATATCTGCCGAAAATGATAATAAAACAACGCTTAACCAAACAATTACTAAAACCGATAATTCAACAACAAAAACCGCCAATGAGGTAAATGCAACCGAAAAAACAAAAACTGAAAGCAATACACCAACTTGGGTAATTGTGATAGTTGTTATTTGCTTGCTTGGATTGTTACTTTGGTTGGTTCATTTAGCGTTCGTTGTTTGTCGGCGTTTTAGGCTTGGAAAATAAAAAGACAGGGGTTTCCTTGTTTTTGCAAAAACAATTGAATTTAAACACTATTTAAACGGTAAAAAATGCGAGTTCTTGAGGGGCAAAGTGTATTTGATATTGCAGTGCAAACAGCGGGCGGCGTAGAAGCGGCTTTTTCACTTGCTTTGGCTAACGGTGTTAGCTTAACCGATGACTTAACAGCCGGGCAAGAACTCGCAACCGTTACACCGGCAAATAAACCCATTGCCGAATATTACGCAAACAAAAACATTATGCCCGCCACCGGCTTAACTGCCGAAGAACAACAAGCAACGCTTGGCGGTATTGGTTACATGGGCATCGGTATAGACTTTATAGTAAGCTAAAGATATGGCACGCACGATAGAACAAATAAAGGCAGGTATGACGGCAGAATTTGTTGCAAATTCTACAATAGTCGCATTGTACGGTTTAGACAGATCAAAAACCTTTGATGAACAATTCTCAAAGGCAAGCTTGGAAAGTCTATTCTACTATGTAGTTGCTGCCGCCTTTTGGACTCTCGAAACTTTATTCGATACGCATAAAAAAGAGGTAAGCGACATTATCAGCAACCAAAAGCCACACACAGCCAAATGGTATGCCAACCGTTCAAAAGCATTTCAACATGGTTACGACCTGCCGGAAGATAGCGACCAATACGACAATAGCACAATTGACGATGATGCCATTAAAACAAGTCAAATTATTACTCATGCGGCAGCGGTCGAAGAAAGCGGAAAATTGACCTTAAAAGTGGCAAAAAACGGTAACGGCGATGACTTACAAGAACTATCTGCAACCGAGCTAACTGAGTTCAAAGAATATATGTCCCGAATTAAAGATGCCGGTGTAAATCTTTTAATTATTTCCGAACCTGCCGATACCTTGACATTGGACTTGACAATTTACTACAACCCGCTTGTGCTTCAAAAAACAACTGAGGGCAAATTGGTTAATATCCTATCGCAAGAACCGGTTGTTGAAAATACCATTCGTGAGTATCTGCGTAACCTGCCATTTAATGGTACGCTTGTGCTTGCCTATTTGATAGACAAATTGCAAACGGTCGATGGCGTTGTTATTCCGCAAATAAATAAAGCGGCTGCCGGATATAACGGCAGGTTAGAAATGTTCACAACTCTATATAACCCTTTGGCGGGCTATACGCGTGTTTCCGATGATAATTTAGTAATTGAGGCAATTCCGCAAACTGTGATTAACTGATGAGCAAGATTTTTGAAATAAACTACCCGAAGCTGCTACGCTTGTTACTTCCGACAATGCTCCGGAAGCGAACAATCCTTGCGTTGTTATCTCCGGCATTTAGCTGCATCAATAATTTGTATCAGTCGTTCAAAAGAAACCGCGAAAGCAACTTGTATTATTTGCAGATAACACCGCAAATATGCTATCTCGAAAAAATGCTTAACGACCGCTACAATGTAGCGTGGCAAACAGATAAGGAAATACCGAGAATTTATATAAAAGATTCATATAGCGATTATAAACAACCGACTTATGTATATACGGATGAGGAAAGCAAGCGAGTGCCTCTATACACCGAAGCCGAAAATCGCCCGGTATATTTATATGATGAATCAGAATTAGCTCCTGATGGTATAGATTTTATCGTGTGTGTTCCCGAAGCAGTTGTTTTTGATGTAAACGAAATGACAGCAATTATAAACACTTATAAGTTAGCAAGTAAACAATTTTCTATAATACAATATTGATATGAACCAATCAATTGACTTAAATAAGCAAGGCGGTTTGCCCGTTACGCAAAACGCAATAGCGTATATGCAAGAGGGTTTCTCTCAAAGCATCGGCGCGCTTACTGCATTAGCGGGCAACTTGGTAATTCTTTCCGGATGCGAAGACGGTAATGGGTTGCTTGGCGATGGCTGGGTAATTATAGCAGGCGAAGTGCTACCATTCCGAAAATCGGCAAAACAAAGCTATATCGTAGTAACAACCGAACGCACTGAGATAACCTACGAAACAGGCGTAAAACACAACTCTAAAGTGCTGCGTTATGCCCAATTCGGTAGCGCAGGCGATGAAAAGTATTTATTCTCTTTATTTGTCCGGGTTGATAATTTGGTAAGTCTTAAAAATTTGATTGGCGATACAAAAAATCTCTTAAATCAGAGCATTGCATCAACAAAACAAGAACTAAATAATAACATTGACTCTGTTCATCAGAGTTTAATTAACTATATAAATTATCAGCCCCAAAAAATCACTTGGAATGAGGTTTTTTATGGGACTTCAAATTTGGCATTAAATCTAAAAATATTTAAAGGGACAAATGGAGTTAATGAGTTTAGAAAATTTGAAATGACATTCAAATCCTATACTGCTTCCGGAACCTTTTTAGCCGTATCTGACAGAGATTCTTTTTTTCTCCAAAATCAAGATTTGTCATTTGTAACAAGTATTGGTCGTAGTATGGTAAATAAATACAACCTTACCTTATCGGGGAATGTTTCTTACAGGCCATCTGGAATTGCGCAAGGGTGGCATTTTTATATTTTACTTTCGGAAGCAAATGCTACATTTAATCCTGCGACAAAAACAGTAATCACACAAGTATCCTAACTATGGCAACACCTATTAACACTCTAAAGAATTGGTTTAAAACAAACCTTTACCCAACGCAAGCGCAATTTTGGGCATGGCTCGACAGTTACTGGCACAAAGACGAAAAGATTCCAATGGAATCCGTTGCCGGACTTCCTGAAGCAATAAACCGCAAAGCCGAAACGGCGCAAATTACGGATATTGAAAAGCAAGTTACATCATTTAAGCAAGAGGTAAGCCTTGAAGTATCACAAATTGGCGATAGCGTAAACCAACAACTTGCATCGTTTGACAAAACAGGGCAATTGTTACCGGTGTTGGCTATTGTTGAACCTGCATCGCTCGAAAAATCGGTTCTTCCGGCTTCGGAAATTTTCAAGCTTCCGGAGTTTACAGCGCATGACAGTTATGCTGATTTTCCGGTAACTATTGATGCCGGCGAAGTGCTGTTTAATTATGCACGAGTAACACAACGCTCTTACGATGGCGATAAATTCAATGTCTGTCAATTGGATAAAAGCAGTAGCAGCCATGTATCGTGGGTTGAATATCCGGAATTGAAAGGTATTCGCAATATCTATGTAAAAGCATTGGCATCGAGTGCTAACCGCGTGTTAGGCATTTATTTGAATGGCGAAAAAATTCACACATTAAACCTTGTAACTGCAAGTGTCGAGTATGAGGTTACGCTTCCGGAGCGTTACGATGGCGTGTTGAAAATTCAAAGCGACAGCACAAGCGGTGGTTGCTACTTGTATGATGTTCGTTTTGATTACGATGACGAAAACGGCGATATTTATCCGGACGGCGTGGATGGCGACCGTTATATCTTCCGCGAGGGCGAAGATTCCATCATTGAAATGAAATTCGGCGAATGGCAAAAACAAGCAGTAGCTGAGAATTATTCGGTGCGTGTTGCCGCTGATGATGGGCGCGAGTATGTAAAACTCGAAAATCGCTTTGTTTGCTACGAAAAGCCTATCGACTTAACCGGTTATGCAAGCAAAGAAGCATTGGCGGATAACGCAGCCGAACACGCCGATTTTGCCACAAAAACGGAAGCAACGGATAAAGCGGCTGCGGCACTTGCAGCGGCAAATCAGTACACAGAGCAAGCAGTAGAGGCAAGTAAACCGGATTTATCCGGTTTGATACCTAAGAGCGATTTCACGGCAGCTGCAAATAAAGTAGTCGTTACCGGTTGGAGTGGGATTAATTGTTTTGCTGATTTTGCAAGCTTAGGGCTTACCGGTTATCGTTATGACGAAAAAGGGAATAAATCAACTTACGGTTACTCCTACACGCTGCCACGCGCATATCAAGATAGTGCCGGACTAATGACAGCATCCGACAAAAAGAAGCTTGATAATATCGAACCCGGCGCACAGGTAAACGAAGTTACCAATGCCTCGCTTGCTGTTACACTTACTAACTATTTGACAGAGGAAGAAACGCGGCAAGCAATTGCCGAAAGCGAAGTCGGATTGTTCAATTTCAAAGGCGAAATTGAAAGCCGGGACGAACTTCCGACAGATGATGTTGCGGAGTTTGATGTGTACAAGATAATTGACGAACAAAAGGCTGTATTTGCCATATATTTGGAAGATACGCTTTATTGGAAACCATTATCTCCGGAGTTTGATTTAACCGGTTATGAAACAACTGCCGGCGCAACCGAAAAAGCCAACGCCGCCGCCGATGTTGCCGAAGAAAATGCAAAAGCATATACAGACGAGGCAATAGAGGCAATTACACAACCAATTGCGGCGGAGAAGTTACCTTTTGTGGATAAAACGGAAGAGGCTGCAACTTCGGGCGATGGCGACAATGCCGCTTTTACCTTTGATTTTGCACAGGGAAATATCTTCCTTGACTTTACCGACCCGCAAGGCAGATTCCATAATATCACTACCGAAAATGTAGAAGTTGGCGATGTGAGGTATTTGGTTCTGAAACATGAAAATTATGGAGATACCGAAGCTCGCAAAGTGAATAATCTGCATTTAATTAGAGTCGATGGCGAATGCTTGTTTGATTCAAGATTGGCAGCTTGGAAAGTAAGCAACCCGCAAGGGCATGATGGGCGAAATGACTGGTTTGATATACCATCATCCGGCATGGACGGTACTTTGGTTTTGAAATTCATCAAATTACCGCACGGTCAATTTGTAGAGTGGAATGAGTACGGTACTTGTGGTACTTGAAAAATAGGAGGTAAAAAAGCCTCCGACTTCACAGCCGGTTAGTTTCGCAGGCAAACCGGAAATGATTAAGGTGCAGACACACCAAGCCGAAGGCTTATAGCCTTTGAGCGGTGTGTCTGCACCTTATTTTTATGTGCCTGCGAAAGCAATGCAAAAGTAATAATTATAAATAATATCAAGAATGAAAAATTACAATCAAGCCCCTTTACCATTTCAAGGTCAAAAAAGGAAGTTTTTAAAAGAGTTTCAAACAGTACTTAAACAGCATTTTAATGATGCAACTGTTTTTGTCGATTTATTTGGCGGCAGCGGCTTTTTGTCGAACGCTGTTAAGCAAATATTTCCCGAAGCAAGGGTTATTTACAACGATTTTGATGACTATCATTTGCGCCTTGCTAATATTCCAAGAACTAACGCGTTGCTTGCTGATTTGCGCCCATTGGTGGCAAATACCCCGCGTGAAAAGAAAATAGACGAACAAACTAAAGCCGATATCCTTGCCCGGATATATAACGAGCAAAAGAGTGGCTTTGTCGATTATATTACATTGTCGTCATCGCTTCTGTTTTCGGCAAAATATGCCACCTCGTTCGAGCAATTAAGCAAAGAAACGATGTATAACAACATGAAGCAAAGCGATTATAATGCTGACGATTACCTTACAGGTGTCGAGATAGTAAAACAAGATTATGCCGAATTGTTTCGCTTTTGGCGCGACCATCCAAGCGTTGTGTTCCTTGTTGATCCGCCGTACCTTTCAACTGATTGCAGTACATACGGCAGCGATAACTATTGGCGATTATCCAACTACTTAGATGTTTTGCAAACTGTAACTGGTACTTCTTACTTCTATTTCACAAGCAACAAGTCGAGTATCATTGACCTATGCGAGTGTATGGAGCGATACTATGGGGCTAATAATCCGTTTGCAGGTGCTACGAGGAAAGAGATAGCAACAAGCGTAAACTTTCAAGGAAAGTATATTGATATAATGCTGTATAAGCATAAATAAGAAAAGCCCCTTAAAAGGGGCTTTTCTATCGTTTGTTTAACCGGTTTTTCTTTATCCGGTATAGTTCGTCATAACTTTGTTTGTTGCGGTAGTAATAAGGCACTTCGATATATTTTAGCTTGAAGTTATCAATATACTTTTGCCCATCATCTAAATTTAAGTAAGCCCGGTCAACAAGGTAAAAGTTGCTTTGCATTACCAAATAAATCGTTTTTTTAGCTAAAAACTTATCGGTAAGCGGGTCGGGGTTCTGCAACTCATCAGCCAACATGGCGCTGGTTGGTTGCCATGTAGTTGTATCTTCTTGGTAATACAGGCGTGCATCTTGCTCGCTGTATTGCTTGTTTTTATTGATGAAATGAATGTAATCTTCGGCTTTTTGGTACACTTTGACAGGGTCGCCATCAGAGTTATAAATCACATACACAGGCGAAGTAAGTAAATCGCCCGCAAAAAGGTTTATCGTAAAAAGCGATAATAAAAGGATTAGCTTTGTTTTCATAGTTAAAAATTTTGCGTAAAGTTAATGTTTTTACTTTATTGTCTGCGAGCATTAAGCCGATGGTTTGCGTTTTTATCAAACGGCAACACCGTTATTGTTGTTACTTTTTCTACAGTTACCCGCCCAGTGCCGGCGCAAGTTTGACAGGCTTTAATTTCCGGTTCTCGTATATGTAGTAAGTCATCCGGATGATAAGCGGCAACCTTGCCAATGCCGCTACAATCGCGGCAAATTTCTATTATTGGATGTTGATAGCGTTTGTGTTCCATAATTAATAATAAAAATCAGTCCAATGAATTATTTTGCCATTTTCTAAGCCATCGCTAAACCATAACCAAAAGTCAATTAAATTTACAAAACCGTCATTCCACGCTAATGACTGTGTTTCTTTTTCACTCAACACACGCCCATCAACTTTAACTATTGTTTCATTCAAATAATCGGATGTTCTTATAATATCTATTCGTTGAACACTTTTACAAGTGTTTTCTTGAAAACAATTGTACTTCTTTGTTCTTACACCAGTTGCCATTTGCATAGTTATTCCGGCATGCCAACGGTTATGTTTATCCTCACGGATAGTGTGCTTTTTCGTGCCGTCTAAAATCGGCTGCTTGAATTGTGGTTTAAATCCTAAAATCATGGTTTAATAATTATCTAATTTTTAAAGTGTAAAATCTAAATTGACTGCCAACAATTGATTTTAGTGCGCAATCACCCTCACAATGGAAATAGTAGTCACATTGACCTTGACATCCACTCTTTGGGTTTTCCAACTGCATAACATTGTATATTACACCTTTTAATGATACAGAACTATGTTTTTTCATGTCGTTTTTAAATAGTTAATAATTTAATAATTTCGAAGAGGTATTTCTCTAATCCTAAGTAGGAAATAATTAGAATAAATACTTTGCCTAAAATCTGCCCAAAATACCAACTAATTATAGCACAAATACTGAAAGACATTATTTTTTTTATTTTACTTATCATCATGCTTATTCATTAGGTCGTCAAACATTTTCTGTAATTTCATTGCTTTTGTTGGGCGTGGTTTTCTTTTCTTTATAGGAGGTGGCGAGTAGTTAAATATGGGGCAAACTGTTCGTCCAACACATTTTTTCTCACAACTACAACAACAATCCTTTGAGGCATTACATCGCATATTACAGCTATTACAAGCCTCCTTATTTGTTATTAATTCCATAGTTTTAGTTGTTCGTTTTTAATATTTGCAATTTCTTTGATAATAGTATCTTTCACAATTTCGACTATTGGCTTATTGGATTTCGAAGCATCATTTAAATGTTTATTTGCCATCTCGAGCAAATATTCAAGCCCTGCAGTTATTGCTTCTTTTTTTGTGAGAAACCAATTTTCTTGTTTCTTGTAATAATGGCAACCACTGCAACCGCCACCGTCAATAAATCGGCAATAATACCCCCAGCACCAACCGAATTTTGATTGCGCAATATAAATCCGATATTCACAGTTTTTATCATTATAACTACATTCTATATCGGGATTTAGACAAACATCATTGATATTGTAAGAGTATTTTCCGAAATTAAAAACAGTTGTTTTGCTGTCATTATTTTCTAAAAATTCACACCATTCTTTGTATGAGAATACTTGTTGCGTACAGTTACAGGTATGCCATTTTTTTTCAGTTTGCATATTACTTGAAAGCTAAATTATTAATGCATTTATCGTTACTTCGCCTTTTACCTCGTATCCATTAACCGTAAAAACAATATGCCTACCTTGCACTAATTGCCGTTTTATTTCATCAGCCACGAGCCACTTGGCATTATCAATTAAATGCGATTTAGGCAAGTGTGAGAATAAAATTTTGTTGGGCGACACCGTATAGGTGTGGCTTACTTTCATACCCTCAAATAAGCCTAAATCAAAGCGTTTGTTTAAAAAATAAATTAGTTTAATTAGTGGCTTTTTCATCTCGGTTGCTCTTTTTGGCGTTAAAAAACCAAAGCATTTCGCTTGTTGGTTGTAAGCCTTTTAGTTGTTCGTTACGCCAAATAGCTTGCTTGTATCCTACGCTTAACATATTTCGCATTGCGTTAACGCCATAAATAATAGTTGCATGATTGCGCCCGCCACTAAGTTTTGCAATGTCCTGATATGTAAATCCAAAGTCGTACAGGTACATCCAATACAGGTGGCGTATATCTACCAGTTGTTTGTTTTTTCTTCCGTAACCGGCAATCTCCTCTGCGGTATATCCGGTTAGTTCAGCTATTTGGTGTATCATGGTTTCTATCTGTACTCATGGTGTTTATTTTTTGCTCCTATGCGGGGAATCGAACCCCGCAGAAACCGTTTAGGATTAGGCTTGGCTCATTGAAAGGTTTAGCCAAATGTCTTTGCCATTTTCATCTTTCGTTTTAGCCTTGATGAAAGTGGTTGTTTTCTTAGGGCGATATGCTTCTTTAATCATACCTACAGCTTCGATAAGTTCTTTATCGCCAAATTTTTCGGCTTGATTGTGCAATTCTAATACGCGAGGGGCTTTTAGCAATCCCTCTTTGTTTGGTTTCAATAAGTCGCGGATAATGCCCACAAGCACTTGATTTTGTTCGGATGCTTGTTTTGCTAACCAATCATTGACACGAGCAATACCGGCAGTCGCTACTTCCATATCCCAACCATCGACCGTGTTATGCCCCAAAATGATGGTTTTACTAAAATCGTGGTTACTGATGCTGTGACTTTGTTGTTTTGCAAATTCATCGCCCGAAATGCCAAACACTTGCTTTTTTAGGTCGAATATTGGCGATGCATTTGCAAATAGTTCCGCTTTGGAGTCGGACAGCTTTTGCACAATGTCCATTAGCTTTGGAAAAAATCCCTCTACAAATTCGTTTTGCAAACCTTTATAGGCTTCTTTTTCTTGCTTTGTCTGCTCTTTGGCTTCCTTTTCTTCTTGCTCTAATTGAGCCTTGAGTTCCGCTTTTTGTTCGGCTGATAAATCTTTGATGTTCATAATGATAAAAATTAAATAGTTTGTAATTTTAATTCGATAGTTTCAAGTTGCTTTTGTGGATTTGCTTCATTGAGCATGTTGTTGAAAGTAGCATAACTACAATGCAATTCGGGCTTTATGTATTTCTCGAAAATGCGATAGCGTACGGTTGTATCGTCCTCGTATCGTTCGAGTAGTTCGACACAAAGAATACAACGGCGTAGATAAGCCGCGCGTCTGCCTAATTGCATTTTATGTAGTTTGCTTGATTTCATATTAATTGTGTTGCGCTAAAAAATTGATATAATCTTGATGGTCTTTGTCCTTTTGTAAGATGCTTTGCAATTTTGGTATAAGTGCCTGCAATTCGGAAATTGTCATTTCGCCCAATGTTTTGCCTGCTATGCGCGGTTGGCGCATAAATGCGTTTACTCTTTTCCAATCTGTGGTATCAATGCCATGTTTTTGTAACCGGTGCAAAATGGCACTTCGTAGGCGTTTTAATTCAGCTTGCTCATTGGTTTGTGGCTTCATCTTATCTACAATTCGTTGCATATCGGTAATCATCTGCGCGTATCCATTCGGATTTTTATTATAGAACTCACTTAAGGAGTTTGTTACCGTATGGCTATATTCCCAAACAAGGTCTTCTTTGTCTGCACCGGGCATTTGCGCCAATAAGGCGAAAAATTGGGCGTGTGATACTTTAGTTTTCATAGCATAAGTTTAAGCGTTCGCGTTTTATTACTCGTTTTAGGCGGCGCATATCTTCGATAACTTCAATGCGGCGACCGTCAGAAAGAAGTGTTTTAGTTGGTTCACATTCATCAAAAATGCGTTTTTGTAAGTCCCTATCTGTAATGCCGTTTGCCTCGCATACCTTGCGAGCATCATTCAAGTTTGCCCCGATGAGGCTTATGTATTTGCGACCAAAACGGCTGTCTAATTCGTCATATCCGGCTTTATTCAAGCGTACGCCTCGTTTAATCTCATATTCGAGGTTTTCAGTCCCGATGATAACCAAACCTAAAACATCTTCGCATTCGTTGAAAATATGAATCAAAGAGCGCAATGCTGATGATTTTAATGAATTTGCTTGGTCAAGAATAATAAGCGGACGCAAACGAGCGATTTTTTTAACGGCAGCTGCAATGTTTTCAATTAAAACATTGGTCTTTGCATATCCTTTAGGAATTTCAGCCCCTATTTGTGTAGCAAT